CATTTGTTATAAGAAGATAATAAATTTTAGGGGGGATCTTGCCTAGCGGTACTTCCCCCCTCCAACATTAGGAGATAAATATGAGTTTTAATTATGGATTAAGACCTACAACAGTTCAGATGATCGCCTTAAGTGGTGGTACATCAACTCAATCAGCAGCTTTTGGATCACAGTCAGAATATGTAAGAATTTGCTCTAATGCAGCAGTTCATATTTTGTTTGGTTCAAATCCAACCGCAACAACTAGCAGTATTTTTATACCTGCAAACGAACCAGAAATTTTTAAAGTTTCTCCAGGTGAAAAAGTTGCTATCATTGGTACAAGCGGTGATGATATTTCTGTTGTTGAAATGAGTGCATAGTGGCAAAAAAGAAAAAACCTTTATTTGGTGTAAGCAACTATGTAAAAGAAAAGCCAAGAAAAAGACCTGGTAGACATAGCAAAAGACCAAATAAAAAATTTTCTAAAAAAAAATACAGAGGTCAAGGCAGATGAAAAAAGATGTAACTTTTAATGGTTTGCAAAAAACCACATATATGAAAGATGATATGGATGGTAAAATTGCAATTAAAGAAGAAGTTAATATTGATTCACACCTAAAACACAACAAACGACTACTTACATTGAATGATGGTTATTCAAAATCAAGAGATTTAAAAAGAGTAGCTAGTATTCCAACTATTGCTTTATCTGTCTGGGCGAATGAGTATAATGGTAGTCGTAATTGGTTTTCACTTCCAAAAGAAGTGCAAAAAAAAATATTAAAGAAAAAACTAAATTCAAGTGAGTTTAGATATTTTAAAACAGCAGAGGGTAGATTATAATGGCACTTAATACATATTCAGCTTTAAAAACTGCAATAGCTAACTGGTTAAATAGATCAGATTTAACATCAGAAATATCTGGTGATTTTATTGTACTTGCAGAAAAAGATTTCAATTCAAAATTAAGAATAAGAAAAATGATTACAACTGATAGTTCATTTACTATCAATGCTGAAACTGTAGCTTTACCATCTGGATTTTTACAAGTAAGAGATTTTTATATTTTAAATGGTGGTGTTAAATATTCTTTAAAATATATAACTCCTGCACAAATGGATCAAATTAAAGGTGGTTCAACTACTGGACAACCAAACACTTTTACAATTTTAGGAGATAATTTTAGATTTGCACCATCTCCTTCAGATTCATACACTGGTGTTTTAGATTACAACAATGGCAAAGAATGTATGAAACAGCTATGGAAAGATTAGATAGAAACGATAGAGAAGATCAATATGGTAATGCTCCAATGCAACAAAGAACAGATGTAACAGTAGCAGGTGCTTTCCATGATAACTATGTAGCAGTTACAAATAATAATCAATAGGAGAAAAATGCAAATACCTTTTGGAGAATGGCTACCTGACCAACCAGAATATTTAAATCCTGGTGCAACAACTGCAAACAATGTTTATTACGCACAAAATTCTTATAAAAGATTTCCTTCATTAGTAAGTTATTCAACAAATAACATGGGTGCAGATAGTAGAGGTGCAGGTTCGTTTAGAGATAATGCTGGTAATGTTTATAACTTTGTTGCAAAAAATACAGACTTATATCAATTAACTGGTGGATCATTTACATCAAGAAAAGGATCACTAACTGGTGGTAATACAGATTTTTGGACATTTACACAATTTGGTAATTATGTAATTGCAAGTAATGGTGTAGATGCACCTCAATATTATTTAATGGGTACATCAACTAACTTTGCAAATTTATCTGCTATTGCAACTGGTGTTCCTAACTTTAGAGTTTCAGGAGTTGTTAGAGATTTTTTAGTAACAGGAAACCAATCATCAAATCAAAACAGAATACAATGGTCTGGTATCAATGACATTACTGAATGGACAGCAGGAACTAAACAAGCTGACCAACAAGACTTACCAGGTTCAGGTGGTGAAATAGTACACATAACATCTGGAGAGATTGGTTATGTATTTAGACAAAACCAAATCATTCGTATGGACTATGTGGGTGGTGCAACTGTATTTAGATTATCAGTTATATCTCCTAATAGAGGAGCTGTTTATGGAAGAACTGTAGCTCAAGATAATAGAAGGGTTTTCTTTTATGCAGATGATGGATTTTTTGAAATCAATGGCGACCAAGTAATTCCAATAGGTGCAGAAAAAGTAAATAGATTTTTTGACCTTGATGTCAACAAAGCATACTTAGATAGAATATGTGCTGCGGTTGATCCATTTAATCAATTAGCTTTATGGTTATATCCATCAGCATCTAATACTGCTAACACAACAGGTATATGTGATAAAATAATTATTTATAATTATGCTACACAAAAATGGTCTACTGCTGATGCTAGTGCTAGTACCATATTCTCTCAGTTCGTAGGTGCTTATACTGTTGAGTTAATGGATATTATTTCTGAAAACTTAGATAATATTAATATTGCATTAGACACAGACTTTTGGAATGGTGGTCAATTATTATTGGGTGCAATAGATAGTGATTATAAAGCAGCTATTTTTTCTGGTACAGAAAATCAAGGAACTATAGAAACTAGAGAATTAGAGTTGTTTCCAGGACATAGAAGTAGTATAACTAACATTAGACCAATTGTGGATGCAACATCTACTGTAACTGTAAAAAGTAGAGAAAGATTAGCAGATGATGCAACAGAATCTTCATCTTCTTCTATGGTTACAAGTGGTGATAATCCAGTTAGACAGTCTGGTAGATATTTTAAAATTAAAGTAGTTACACCATCTGGCTCTACTTGGACTCATGCTCAAGGAGTAGATATAAACGCAACAAGAATTGGATTGAGATGACAGAAAAAACTGATATAGATAATGTTAGATATAGTTTTGAAACTCAAGAGTTTTTCCAAAGACAAATTGAAGAAGCTATTAATACATTAATTAATGATAGAAACAAAGAAAGCAATAAAGCATTTGCTTGGTTTATAGGAGATTAGATGCCAACTAATATTAAAGATTATTCAACAACACAAGCTAGTAATACATCATTAAATAGTATTTCAACAGCAGAAGGTATGTTACCTTCTAATCTAAACAATGCCATTAGAGCATTGATGAAAAACACAAGAGATTGGTTTAATGATTCACAATGGGTTGAGTATGGTGATGGTGATGCTTCTTATACAGCAACTTATGCGTCAGCTACATCTTTTACTATTGATGGTGCAGATGTAACTTCAGTTTATCATGCAGGTAGAAGAATAAAATTAACTGCATCAACTCCAGGTACAATTTATGGAACAATTGCTAGTTCAACTTTTTCTACAAACACAACTGTTAATGTAACTTGGGATAGTGGAACACTTTCTAATGAAGCAATTTCAAATGTTTATATTGCAGCTCTTTCAAAAACAAATGACTCAATACCAACAGGTGTTCCTGCTACAAAAATTGCAGATGGTTCAATATCAAATACAGAATTTCAATATTTAAATGGTGTATCATCAAATATCCAAACACAACTAGATGCTAAACAAGCAACTATAACTGGTTCAGCATCTACAATAGATACAGAATCTTTAACAGCCGATAGAGCTGTTATATCAAATAGTTCTCAAAAAATTGCAGTATCAGATGTTACTTCAACAGAATTAGGATATTTAGATGGAGTTACATCAGCAATACAAACTCAATTAGATGCAAAGCAAGCAACGATTACAGGTGGTGCATCAACTATAGCAACATCAGATTTAACTGCTTCAAGAGCTTTACAGTCAAATGGATCAGGTAAAGTAGAAGTTAGTGATGTTACAACAACTGAACTTGGTTATTTAGATGGTGTTACATCTGCTATACAAACTCAACTTGATGCTAAACAAGCTAGTGATGCACAATTAACAGATATTGCAGGACTAACACCAAGTGATAGTAATTTTATTGTAGGTGATGGTTCTAACTTTGTTACAGAGTCTGGTTCAACTGCAAGAACATCTTTAGGATTAGGAACTATTGCAACACAAGCTGCTAATAATGTTGCGGTTACAGGTGGATCAATTACAGGACTTGGTTCTCCATCTGCTAGTTCAGATGCTGCTACTAAAAATTATGTAGATCAAGCTGTTGCAGGACTTAGAACAAGAATTATTGCAGAAGCTGCTACTACAGCTAATGTAAATTTAACAAATGGTTTAGAAGCTGGAGATAGTATTGATGGAGTAACTCTTGTAGCTGGAGATAGAGTTTTAGTTAAGGATCAATCAGATGCTACAGAAAATGGATTATATTTAGCAGTATCAAGTGGAGCTGCATCAAGAGATCCTGAACATGATACTATTGCAGAACTATCTGGTCAAATGATTGTAGTTAATCAAGGTACATCTAATGATAATAAAATATTTTTATGTACTACAGATTCTAGTGCAACAATTGGTTCAAGCAATATTACATATTCACAAGTTACACCTGCAAATGTAGGTACAGTAACTTCAGTGGGTGTTGCAGATGCTGGTGCTTCAGAATTTACAGTAACAAATTCACCAATTACTTCATCAGGAACTATTAACCTTGCAATAAATTCTATTGCAGATACAAAATTAGGCACTATAAGTACAGCTAATAAGGTTTCAGCTTCTGCTTTAAATATTGATGGAGCTACAGATATTGGTGCAGACCTTACTACATCAGATTTAATTTTAGTTGATGATGGTGCTGGTGGTACTAATAGAAAAGCAGCTTTATCAAGAGTTGTA